CGATTTAAAACAACCGCAGGATTTGATTGTGCGGCGCGGGTCAATCAGTCCAGAGCGGTCCCTCACGCAGACAGTGCCGCAGACGCAGCGGCACTCGTACCAGATCTTGTTCGCATAATTTTTCCCCTCCGGCCTCGGAATGCGGCGCGTGACGGTGAGCCGAGATATGGTGAGGCCCGTAAGATCGCGTGGAAACGGAACTTTATCCTTCGCGTAACGGGTGCGTTGCCGAACGTTCCGGCAATCCTTACAACGCGTCCGAATGCCTTTGGCGCTGCCCGGATACCTGTAAAACGCGCTCAGCGGCTTTATCTGTTTACATGCGGCGCACAGTTTTCCAGCATCATCCTGCGCATCCTGTTCGGCCATCTTGACCAGGCTGTCCGGCGGCAGTCCTTTGGCGCGCAAGTAGGACAGAAACTTGCGCAACATGGCGTCTCCCTTGGTCATGTGTGCACTCAAGGATGCGCCGAAACCCCTGTATTTACTAGGTCCAGAAGCAAATTAGGAGTACTATGTCCGTCGCTGCGATAATCACTTCAATTGGCCCTTTTTAGCGATTCTGACGTCATTTCTTTGGCCGATCTGATTCAGATCGACGGCGAAACCGCCGCCGTCGCGGCCGCCGAAGCGATCACGGCCGAAGGCGCGGGCTCGATCATCCGCCAGACGTGGGCCGAGGCCAAAGACGAAATCCTGCGCGCGCAGCAGATGTTCAACACCTGGTACGGCGCGGCGTCCTCGGCCGGCGGCGGCGCGTGGGCGGTCCTCGGCACGTCCTATACTGCCGCCTCGATCGCGCGCGTCAAACCGTCGCAGATCGTGGCCGGAAGCCCGTACGCGAACGATTCGAGCGCCGTCCACACGTGGCTCGCCTATCTCGCGCTGCGCAATTTTTACCGCACGGCTGCCAACCGCAAGGTCAAGGACCGGTACGACCAGAAATTCCAGCGCTACACGGCCGAGGCGGCGCGGGTCTGGGGCGCGCTGCGCGCGAACGGCCTGCCTGTCGTTTTCCGGCCGCTCGAAGCGCCCGGGGCGCTGCACGCCGTCAACGCCGGCACGTGGTCGGCCGCCAACCTGTCCGCTGTCGCGGGCGGCTCGGGCGCGGATACCGCGGTCGATGTCGCGGCGACGTGGGTCGATCAGTCGGCTTACCTTTCGCCCGCAGTAAAGGGAAACGCCGAATCCGGTCCGTCCGCGACAGCCACGTTTACCGTCCCGGCATCGAACCTGCTTCAGGTCTCGATCGCCGGGCTGAACCCGCCCGCGGGCGTGGCCGAGCCGGTCGGGATCGCCGACGGCATGGTTGTGCCGCTGAACGCGACCGGCTGGAACGTGTACGCCGGGGTGGCGGGCGGGGCGCTAACGCTGCAGAACGCGGTGCCGGTTCCGGTCGCGACGAAGACGTGGACCGCGGCCGGCGCGCTGACCGCGAACGGGGCGGGGCTGGGAGGCGGGCAATATGCAGACCGGAATTTGTTTTTCCAGCGCACAATAAACAGAGCGTGATTGTTTTTAAACCGCGCCATTTCGGAGGATTACTTGAAGAAACTGATTCCCCTGCTGCTCGCCGCGGCCGCGGCCGCTTCGGGCCAGGAAACGATCGATCATTCGGGTGCCGCGCGCGTTTCGCCTTACCCGATCCGGGCGTTCCTGCCCGGCGCGTGTAAGTACGGCGACCATACGATTCTGTCGACGGCCGCGGCCCCGAACAACGTGTACGAGTGCGGCACGAGCAACGACTGGAACCAGATCGGCGCGGGCGGCGGGGGCGGCGGAACGTGGGGATCGATCACGGGCACGCTGTCGGCGCAGACGGACCTCAGCACCGCGCTTACCGGGAAACAGGCCGCGCTCGGGTTTACGCCGCTCAACGCGGCGTCGAACCTTTCCGACCTTGCCAGTGCACCGACGGCGCGAACGAACCTCGGCCTGGCTGCCGTCGCGGCATCCGGCAGTTATAACGATCTGTCGAACAAGCCGACGAATATCGCGACCGCAACGGCTCTGGCCGCCACCGGCACCCAGTGTTCGGCGGGTAATTATGCGCGCGGCGTGGATGCTTCGGGCAACGCGCAAAACTGCACGGCAGCGGCGACTGGCAACGCGCTTACGTCGAATCCCCTGTCGCAGTTTGCGGCCACGACATCGGCGCAACTGCTCGCGACGCTCAGCGACCCGACTGGCACGGGCCCGGCGGTATTCGGGACCAGCCCGACGATCACGACGCCGAGGATTGCTCAGATTAACGATACAAACGGCAACGCGGAAGTCATCTATACGACAACGGCGAGCGCCGTGAACCAGATCACGAATACGAATGCGGCGACAGGAGGAGCGCCTTTGATCGCGGCTACGGGCTCAGATACCAATATCGGCCTGAGCATCAAGCAGAAAGGACCTGGAACCATGCTGCTCGGCGTCACCTCGAACCCGATTCGGGTCACCAATTCAACCGGTTTGAATGTGGATACGCTCGAGGTATTCGACGGCAACGGGGCGGGCACCTGGATTCAGTTCGGCAATGGTCTGTCCGGCGTGCGGATGGGCAATGTTTCATGCGCATCCTGGACTGCTGCAACTCCCGTCAACGGCACCCTCGATCTAGGTCTTTGCCGGAACACCGGAGGTGTGCTCGAAGTCAACAGCGGAACTTTCGGAACCTTCCGCGACATGAAATACCGGACCCAGAACCTTACGGGCCTGACGGCAACTTATAACAACCTCGCGACGGCGGGCATGGGGAATCCGCCTATATACGCCGTGGCCTCTCTTACCGGTCAGGCGGCATCCATCGGGACTACCAATCTGCAGTGCGGGGGTGCGGTTTGTCCGGCAGGCCAGTACCGGGTAGCCGTCTACAGCGTGGTTACAGCGACGGGAACGGGAACGCTGTCCAGCACGATCGGCTGGAACGACGGAACCGCCGCCCGAACGATTACCTCAACCGGGGTGGCCACCACGGCTACCAACTTTGAGCAGCCAGCGCCCTACATCATCCGGGCCGACGGCGTCAACAATATCACCTACGCCACGACTCTGAGCGTAAGCGGGACGTATTCGCTTTATATATCTCTGGAGAGACTTCAGTGAGCCCCCTTCTTTAGTGAGGGGGGCTTGCTGGACAGGCTCCAGTGTTTTCACAACAATCCCTGCAACGACACCATCGCGGGAATCATGACAGACGGCGACTCGATCACGGCGGGCGCGGGGGTAACGGGCATATCGAATTACTACCCTTCGCAGGCAATGGCTGGCCTCAACAGCTATAACGCGCTCTCGAACGTGGCGACAGCGGGGCTCAAGTGCGGCGACCTCCAAACGAGGCTCGCGGGAACCGTTCAGCCCCAGATTTCGGCTTGGTCCGCACTCGGAATCCCGGTCGTCTATACGCTGATGTGCGGCACAAACGACGGTGCAAATCCGACCGGCGTTTATGCCACCATGCAGGCGATGTGCTCAACGGTGCAGGGCTACGGAGCAACACAGATCGTATTCCTGACACTGCTTCCGGCCGCCGGTAAGGGCGGCACGTTCGAGGCGTTCCGGCAATCATTGAACACACTGATACGCGCGGGCGGTAGCTGCGCAACCACGGTGTCGGACCCCGGAAATGACGCCACCATCGGGCAGGCGGGCCAAAGCTCCAATCTGACTTACTACCAGTCGGATCAGATTCATCCGACAGCGGCGGGCGACACAATTATCGGTGTTAATTACCTTCGTCCGACACTTCAAAGCCTGGGAATCAGATGATCGTGATCGGGCTTATATATCTTGCGCTGACAGCCGCGCTTCTCGCAGAAGACAAGCCCGCGGAAAAACCCGTAATCACGGAAGCACACAAGGCCGCATATCATCAGGCGGCGGACAAACTAGCACGGGCGCGCGTACGCCTTGAACTGGCGCAGGCCAAAGCCGACGCGCTCGCGGCAGCGGATGAACAGGACAAAGCAATCGCAGCCATGCTGGCAGACTGCGCCGGCGGAACCATTGGCGACGGTCTGACATGCGTTCCGAAAGAGGCGACGGCCAAAGCGGACGCGCCGCCAGCGGAGCCGGCGAAAGCGAACTAAGGCCGTGGCCACCATCAAATCGATCATCCTCGCTCACGACCGGTACGTCACGGCCTCGGTCGGCGGTTTCAAGACCCGGCTCGACGAACTGGTCGCGACGGCTTCGGCGCGCACGCTGGCCGAGCTGAACCGGCGGCTCGCCGTCGACGCGAAAGGCAACGTGCTCGCGACGCCGGCGAACCAGCGCGTTTTGCGGTCGGTCGACAAGCTGTTCGCGGATGCGATGGACGAAGCGGGGTATCCGGCATTGGCGAACGCGTACGTGGCGCAGTTCCCCGGGCAGCTTCCGTATCTCGATGAAATTCTGGCGCAGTTTTCGGACGCGCTCGCCGAACCGCTGCCGTCCGTTAAAGCCGCGCTGACGGCCGAGGACCGGCGCGCGCTCGCGGCGCAGCAGGCGTCGGCGGCCGAGAACCTTACCACCGTCGTCGATACCGTGGCCGCGGCGGCGAAACGGCAGGCGCTGTTCGGCTTCGCCGGCGTGCCGCTGGCGGATTTAAGCGAGACGCTCGGGCGGGCGTGGTCGAAAACGGCGCGGCAGGCCGAGACGCTCGCCGACACCGCGCAGACGGTTTTCTATAGGACGGTTTCCGACAGGACGTTCCAGGTGATCGAGCGGGACTTCCCAAAGCTGGACCTGCGGTACGTGTATGAAGGTCCGCTCGATAAAATCACGCGCCGGTACTGCATCGCCATGCTCGCGCGGACGAACAAAACGCCGCTGACGCGCGCCGAGATCAACGACTACCCGAACGGCGAACTGCCGAACCCGTTCGTCACGTGCGGCGGATGGAATTGCCGGCATCAGTACGTGGTCAGTCTGAACTAAACCGGGCCGTCCCGTTTCGGCATCTCGATCACGTCCGCCGGTCCGTTCGCTTTCGTTTCCACCATCCGGCACTCGACCGCGACGGTGAACTCGACCGTGCGGCCGCCGATCACGCCGCGAACCGTGTGGCGCGTCCCGGGCGCGGCCGGGCGGATCGGCACGGGTTCGACCGGTTTTTTCATCCCTGTACCAACTCCCGGTTCACTATCGCCAGGCATTCCGGGCAGGTGACGTTCAATAGGTCCGGGTCAACGGCGGCCGAGATGGATACCCACAAATGGCCGTTCGGCCAGTCTCGCGGAACACGGTTACAGAAACCGCAGCGCGGCCGTCCGTGAAACAAAACGTGGACCACGGCGCGGCGCGCGGGCCGGCGGATCGGTACGGGCGGGTCAGGCATCGCGTCCTTCCGCTTTCGCAACGGCGCGTCTGATCTGGTCCCAGAGGTCCGAGAGCGCGAGATCCGCGCCAAGCGCCCAGTCGAGGCGGTCGTATTCGGCCAAAGCCGCCTTGCAGGCTGCCAGAAGATCGGCGGCGGCCGGGCTCAGCGCGGGCGGGTCAGGCATTGCGGCCTTCCGCTTTCTCAACGGCGCGCCCCAACTGGGCCCAGTTGATGCTGAGTTCAACCCTGTAGTCGTCGTTTACGTATGCCTGCAGGACCGCCTTGCAGGCTGCCAGCAGATCGGGAGCGGCGGCAATCAATGCCGGCGGTTCCGGCTCATACGGGGCGGATATATCCCAGTTATAGCCGCCCTCGCCCGATCGAATCAGCCGCGCCACGCAGCCGTTCGGCAGCGAATATCGATAAGGCACCGGATCTTCGCCCTGCGCTTCCAGCCAATCGACGAACGTCCGCAACCACGGCCACTGCAGTCCCGGTCGCTGCGCGCCGTCACGGAACACGCCCGTATTTCCATTAGGGAAAAAGATCACTTCGCGGTCAGACACTCTTATTCAGTGTTCCCAATGGCGCGCGGGAACCGCAAGGTCCAACATACTAGTACCGGTACCGGAACCCACGTTATGACCGCCACGTTTACCGCACCGAACGGCGCTGCGCCGGCCGAGCATATCCGCCAGATCCAGCTCGCGCTGGTCCCGGCCGAATCGGCTTTACTGTACGCGCTCGAACGCCAGAAAACCCGCATCCTGCAGCGCACGGCCGCCGGCGTCGACGCCGACGGCAACGCGTTCACGCCGTACAGCGCGGCTTACGCGAAACGGAAGTCGAAGTACCGCGACCCGTCGACGGTCGACCTGCGCGGCCGCAACGCGCCCCACATGCTGCAGGACATCCACAGCGAGATCACCGGGCCGAACGAGATCGCGCTGCGGATTTACAGCGAGCGCGACGCCGTGATCGCCCGCGCGCACAACGAGGGCGACGGCCGGATGCCGCGGAGGCATTGGTTCGACGTGGACGAAGCCGGGCAGGATATCGCGGCGATGGAACAGGATATCGGCCAGGCCATCGAAGCGAACCTTAAAGGGCTACTTTAAGGAATGCCGTCCGTCGTTTCCCCGGTCCGTTTGATCCGCGCCGCGGTCATGGCGCAGCTTTCGGACCCGGCGCTCGGCCTGAACCCGGCGCTCGCCGCCTCCTGCGCCGCGTACAGCGTACCGGTGGTTCAGTTCGACTTCGGCGCGGATTCGAACGACGTGTTCGAATCGCAAATCGATTACGGCGATACCGAAGACGCCGGCACCCCGGCGCGGAATCTGCTGTGCGTGTACGGCCTGCCGGCCGTCCCGTTTCCGGCCGGCGGCCCGCAGAAACTGTTCAACGCTCGCTGGTCGGGCAAGGTCTCGATCCGCTGCGATCTCTACCTCGGCGTCGCGGGCGAAGCGGTGCGCGATTTCGAACCGTGGGCGGATGCGGGCGAGGACGCGCTGATCTCGACGTTCAACGCGCCCGGCAGCGGGCAGGCGAACTTCGCGGGCGGCGGCAAACTGTACGGCCTCGAGATCTCCTCGGCCCGCGGCAAATGCGTGATGGACGGCGAGAACTGGGTTGTACCCGTCCGGGCGACGGTCGGGTTCGAGGCGTATATTTCCTGACGGGCAGGTTTATGTCACGCCCGCCATATAAGCGGCTGGTCGGCACCATTTGCGGTTTACCGCTTTCCAGTCCGCGCTGTAAATCCGGGCTGGCCTGTCACCGGTCGGCGGCTGATAAAGCTGGCTGAACGGCATGAATCCCAGGCTGAAGACGCGCTCGATCCGCTTCTCAGCATCGCTCAGGCTCTCGCCGTCATAGCCGATCATCGTGTAACACCGCATCTTCCGAATCGGCAGATCGGGAAACGATTCACGAACCCGTTCAAGCC